CCGTCAAGGCTAATCCACTCCACGATGTCAAACATCGGCGTGTAGATACGCCCGTAGGCTTTGTGCTGATAGTGTTCTTTACCAAGAGATACAACAGCAACAGGTTTAGTTTGGTCTGTTTCTACCTGATTAGCGATATTGACTGCTAATGTTTGTACGGCGCGTTTACCGCCCACGCTGGTGACTGTATAACGTACTTCTTCACCTTTGTCTTCACCGTCAATACATTTAAGCGAAAATCCCACTTGCGTTTCCCAGCCGCGTTTAGCGGCGGCAGGCGCAGGTTCAACTTGCGGCAATGGCTCAGTTACGCTGACCATTTTCTCACCTAATACTTCACCTTCACCCCACGCAATAAAACCGTGCGTGAAACTAAAAGGGTTAACTGCCCACACGCTATCGTTGTCCACTTCAGTTTCAGACGCGCCATATACCCAATGACCTGTTCTGTCCATTTTAAGGATAGTCACGCCACCTGCGCTGTTAGTGTCAGTTTGGAGATTACGAAGTGCATTAGAGATGCTGTTAACTGCTGGAAGGTTGGCGTTGCCAAATACAGATACGTTGTTCATTTTAGATTACCTTTAAAGTTTATTGAGGGCGTTTGTTAATTGTTGCCCGATTAATAAGACAGTAGGGCGCGGGTCAGATTCGTGCGCCATTGTACTGCCAGAAGATACCACTGCGACAACATCATCCGGCATGGGCAGTTTCAGAGCCTTTAATTTCTTCTCTGCTTGCGCCGGCGAAACCAATTTGGAATCGTAGATGTCATCATTTGTCAGACCAAGCGCCAAAAGCGATTCTACTGCTTCTGATTCATTAGTCCACTTTCTTGTCCCACGTTTGGCTACTAATTTGTAGTTAGGGACTGGTTTACCCGCTTCGAGCATTTGAAACGCAAGCGCTCTCAAATCGGTAATCCATTGTTCCAGAATTTCAGCTTGTTGTAAATAGTTTGCAATAGATTCTGCATCAATATTATCTAGCGTTGCTTTCAGCGCTCTATCTACCTCACCTGTCATTAAAGGACAAGTTGGTTTAGCCGCGCACCACTTGCAGTGTTTGCCACTGGCTAACGGTGCATCAGGTGTTTCAGACAAATCGATAGCTTTCTTGAGCGTTTTCTCAAACTCACGAATGCGTTTAGCGGTGGTTTTCCAGCGCTTAACAGACGGGGGTTGAACAATCACAAGTTCAATAGACGCCGCGCCATCAAACACCCATTCTAACCCTTTTGTGCGCATTGCTGCGCCGGCGTAGAACATGAGCTGTTCGTTCTCCTCTACTTCCACGCTAACGCCACTGCCAAACTTCCAATCTAATATGACAGCGCGGTCGCCTAATCTGCCAATAAGGTCAACGCTACCAAACACGTCAGGCAAGAAATCACCATAACTAACATTAGCTTCAACGGTAAACTCCATCGATTTAGAAGGGTCAATTTCATCAAGCGCCGCCAGCGCCGGTTCAATCTTTTCCTTTGCCAGCTCAGTCGTCATATCAATGCCCGCATACGACAAACTGTAAATGTTAAAGTTATCCTCAGTGAGTAACTTTTCCATTGCAAGGTGGCAAAGTGTACCTTCATCGGCATACGATGACGACGGTTTAGGTGGCATTTGTTGCACCAGCTTAACACTGGCAGGACAGGCGATAACTCGTTTAGCGGTGCTACCGCCGGCAATACTTGAATGGCTCATTTTAATTTCCTCTAGTTTAGTGAGATTGCAGTATATCAAAAAAAGTTTGCAAAGAAAAGTTTGCAATGATAAACTTTAGCCATGTTAGAAAAAGACATCGAAAAATATTTAATAAAAGTCGTCAAAGAAATGGGCGGCAAATCGTATAAGTTCACCTCCCCTGCTTGTCGGGGAGTGGCAGATAGAATCGTGTGCCTTCCAAATGGCAGTACATGGTTTATTGAGCTTAAAACCGCAGGCGGCAGTCTGTCAGCACTGCAAAAAGTCTTTGCATCAGACATGGGCAAACTTAATCAAAAGTACGCTTGTCTTTGGAGCAAAGAAGATATTAACAACTGGAGAGAAAACAATGATTGAATTTTTACAATACCTTGATGAAAGCAATTTGGCATACCTTATTATGCTGTTTTGCTTCTTAATAATGGCGCGTTTACATTTGTCAGCGCTAACTGAAATTACACGTCTTCGTAAAATCATGAAACAGGTGATGAGATGAGCGCATCGTTAGTTTTAACACTATCGTTTTTAACGGTCGATACTAATATCGACAAACGCGGCAAAACGACTACGCACGAAACGATTGCGTACACGACCAACACCATACCGTATGACTCAATGAAAGCGTGTACAAACGCGCGTGAAGAATGGGGACTTGTCATTGGCGCGTATCAAATGAGTAAACGCCCCACACGGGTCATTATGGCTGTCTGTAACGACAGCGCTATGGGAGTAGTAGAATGACTGAAACAACAATAAAAAAATACTGCGAACAAAATAGAATTAGCCGCAGCGGCATGGATTACCATATCCGCCGGTCAGGTGTATTTCCAATCGGCAGTAAACGTTTCTCCGAAGCAGGCGCACCCTCATTCTTGTGGCGCGTCACCGATTTAGATGAAATCAAAGCGCTAATCAAAGGAAAGAAAAATGTCAAAAAATGAGCTTTTATACATAGTTTTTGGTGCGTTTCTAATCGGCGTTGTTGCGTCAACGTTAACAATTTACGCAACTCACAGACACTACCATGAAATCATCAAAACTAACATTGGCGAATTTATGCTTCGTGACGGTAAAGTGTATGGCGTTTATGAAATGACGCGCGATGTGCAAGGTAATATGGTGTCAAAATGAAATTTGGGAGCGTATGTAGCGGCATTGAAGCCGCTAGTGTAGCATGGCATAAACTTGGATGGAGCGCATCTTGGCTTGCTGAGATAGAGCCATTCCCGTCAGCAGTATTGGCACATCATTATCCCGATGTGCCTAATTTTGGTGATATGACTTTATTACCAGAGAAAATTCTTTCTGGTGAAATTGAAGCACCAGATATTTTCTGTGGAGGTACACCATGCCAAGCATTCAGCATTGCTGGAAATAGAAACTCTCTTGATGATGCAAGAGGAAACTTATCATTAACATTTTGTGAGATAGCAGATGCCATTGACACAGTTAGAAGTATTCCAACCATTATCTTCTGGGAAAACGTCCCAGGAGTTCTCAACACCAAAGACAACGCTTTCGGATGTTTCTTGGCTGGACTCGCAGGAGAAGATGGTGAGCTTAAGCCATCAGGGAAAAAATGGACAAACGCTGGTATGGTGCTTGGACCCAAAAGAGCAGTCGCGTGGCGCGTCCTCGATGCCCAATATTTCGGACTGGCCCAACGACGCAAACGTGTGTTTGTTGTCGCAAGTGCTAGAAACGGATTTAATCCCGCAGAAGTTCTTTTTGAGTTCGACGGCTTGCGCAGGGATATTGCGCCGAGCAGAAACAAGAGGGAAACAGTTGCCACCAATGTTGAAGAAAGCGTTAGAGCATACAACAAACAACGCATAGGTGAATATAGCACAGAAGATGTTGCTAGTACCTGTGCGGCTAGAGATTATAAAGATGCAACTGATTTAGTTGCTTATGAGAATTTTAAATCGGTATATGAGATGCACGCTCAAGACGCTAGAGTTCAAAATGTAGGTGATGTGCTACCAACGATGTCAGCAACTTATGGTAGTGGTGGTGGGAATATTCCAGTTACTTACGGTATTGCAGAAAACATTATTAATCGACAAGACCATAACGGTGGAAATGGCATAGGCAGTCAAGAAGAATTGCAATACACATTAAACGCAACGGGTGTGCATGGTATCTGCACCATGTCTGATGTAGCAGGCCCACTTGATGCGTCATATTACAAAGGCCAAGGTTCACGGCAAGGTGGTGAGCGTGAATTTGTAGCACAGTCTTTTGCTCAGAATCAATTAGGTGAATGTAGAGTTGGGGATGTGTTTAATACGCTAAATACTAATAGCAATGCAAGCGGTAGAAATACACCTATGTTGATGACACAAATGGCAGTCCGCAGATTAACGCCAACAGAGTGCGAACGCCTCCAAGGATTTCCAGATGGTTACACACAGATACCTTGGCGTAATAAATCCGCTGAGGATTGTCCAGATGGACCGCGATATAAAGCATTGGGCAATAGCTGGGCAGTTCCAGTGGTTGCATGGATTGGTGAGCGTATAGCAAAGAAGTTATTAAAATGACCAAAGACGAATGCTTTAAACGCCTAGAAATGGCGCAGAAAAACAAAAAAGAGTTGAAGAAAATTAAACTTCAACTCCTCAAAGAAATCGAACAACTGAAGTTAATGCTTCGCGCACTGGAGGAAGGATAATGCAAATCGATGACGTTGCGGCGCTCATGTTTTATATCGGGATACTATTTTTAACAGGAATTTGGCTATGTCATTAGTAAAACCCGTATCACCAGTGACGCCTGCGCCAACAACGGTTGACTGTAAACATGACCATTGGCGCATATATAATAGCCTTGGTTACCGCGAATGTGACCGCTGCAAAGAACGAAGACCCATTTTTAACGACATACGGCATCAAAGATGAACATTTCACAAATATTTATAGGGCTTAGCCCTTTTTTAAAAGACAGATTTACTAGCGAAGTGTTTACGCTTGGCTTAATTAATGAGCTTAACGAGCAACGCTTTCGTGCAAGATGCCGGCGCTTGGTACGCCAGCACAACGGCGAAACGCGCAAGCTGTACAAAGCGCTAAACAACTTAACAATGAATGACAGATTGCGATTTTTTGATGTGGTGAGCGGACATGAATGACAAAGATTTAGATATAGTAAGAGAAGCGGTAAAGTACAACAGTCAAACAGGACACTTTTACAAAGGGGGCGCATCTACACCTGCTGCGCTTAACTGGAAAAACAAAAACGCAACAATTAACGTTAAAAAAAGTGGACTGCATTCTAACTTTTTAGCGTGGAAAGTTGCGGTGTTCTTAGCTTACGGCTGGTACCCAGCGCATACTGACGCGGTAGAGTATTTAGATGACAACCCAACTAATCTGCGCATCAGCAATATTAGAGTTATTAAAGCGTCTGAAGACGAAATGACCATGATTGACTTCTGTGACGAAAACGACTTGCGCTACCCTAGCGTGTCGGCGCTTATGCGCGGCGAACCGTTTACCCGTCGAGTAGAGAACGGGTATTCAAGAGCGTATTTTAGTAAAAGCATACTAGAAGCTAATTGCGCCAAATTGCTTGCTAAGAAACTTCGCGATGAAGAAATAAGAGAAAAGCCCAGAACGCGACCAATGGGCAAACGCCGAAATGAACATTTTATGGAATTCTTGAGAACGCACACTATCGTGCCTAAAGGTTGGGAGATGACATTATGCTAACAGGTGACTCAGTACACGCAGGCGACCCCGTAGACGCACCAGCGCACTATCAAGGTAACAAAATGCAGTGCATCGACGCAATGGAGGCAATGCTTAGTGTTGATGAATTTAGAGGGTATTTGCGCGGTAATGTTTTTAAGTACCAATGGCGTTTTAGAGATAAAGGTGGGCTTGAAGACCTGCGCAAAGCACGGTGGTATTTAGACAGACTAATCAAATTGGAGAATTTCTAATGTACGCATTTAAAAGTGGACCCGTAGACCAAGACCCAACCATCAAAGCGCTACGCGGCGAGGACATGGAAAACTACATGAATTTGCTTAAATGGCTAGATACCGTGCCGTTTATCCCTTTGAAGGTAAGCGACATTGTGTTGCCTTGGCGGGATAGATGAAACCAAAGCTCAAAACGATGAATGGGGTGTGGATATGCTACACCCCTTGCTGCTCCATTCCGATGATGGCAGACCACCCAAAAACAGCGTACTTAAGATGGAAATTTATTAATGCTAAGACCGAATCAGATAGAAGCTGTTGCCTTTTTGAGCCAAATAGACAAAGGGATGATTCTTGCCCCCGTAGGGGCAGGCAAGACAGCGATAACATTGACCGCCATGAAGGAGGCGCTCGACACGGGCAGAGTACGTCGGTTCTTAGTGATAGCGCCAAAGCGTGTCTGCACGGACGTGTGGACGATAGAACCAGCGAAGTGGGCGCCAAGTCTGACAGTATCTATCGCCGTTGGCTCGCTAAATCAGCGTCTAGCGGCATTTGACGCGCCATCTCAGGTGGTTGTGACTAACTACGATACCCTTCAAACGCTGCCGCCGTTGCCTGACTTTGATGGCGTGGTGTTTGACGAATTGACTGTTTTGAAGAACCCATCAGGCAAGCGTTTTAAAGCGCTGTTTGCGCGTATCAAAGACTTTAAGATTAAATGGGGGCTTACCGGCTCGTTTACTAGCAACGGGCTTGAAGACGTGTTTGGGCAGTGCAAGATAGTGGACGCATCGCTACTTGGAAAATCCAAAACAGCGTTTCTTCAAACGTATTTTGTGCTACTCAATAAAGACTTTGGTGAATGGGTTGCCAAGACCACATCACTGCGTGACGTCATGGCGGAAATTAAACCCGCAACGTACCTTATCGACACGCAAGAGTACATGGACACTTTGCCCCCGCTTAACGTTGTGCCAGTTAAATGCGCGATGGATATGAAGCAATATGGTGAGATGAAGAAAGACTTTGTGGTGTACTACGAAGACAAAGAAATTATCGCGGTTAACGCCGCCGTAGTGGTCAACAAACTGCAACAAATGGCTAGCGGGTTTTCCTACATTGAAGGACACCCTACCACATGGTTTTCGCGCCACAAGTTTGACCGTCTTGATGAAATACTGGCAGAAAACCAACACGCCAATACGATTATCGTGTACAACTTTCAGGCAGAGCTTGAAGAACTTAAACGCCGGTATCCAAACGCGCGGACAATCGACCAGCAGGGCGTCATCTCGTCGTGGAACGCAGGGCGAGTGGAATTGCTGCTTGTTCACCCTAAATCAGCAGGGCATGGGCTGAACCTTCAATTTGGCGGCAGTAAAATGGTCTTCCTGTCGCTTCCGTGGTCACTTGATAGATATGAGCAGACCATTGGACGGTTGCACCGTAGTGGACAAAAGAGTGCCGTATATTGCTATGTACTGCTAACAGACAAAACCGTAGACGAGCGCATATTCGCAAGTCTGCATGACAAACGCGCAATCTCAGATATTGCCTTAGAGGAATTAAAATGAACAACTTAACATGGCGCG